TAGTTGGTTTCTTCAATACCATCTTTTTTGGGGGCGCATTCCACCAGCAGAATCACGCCGCTTAAAGTTTGACTTGTTGGATAAGTGCGTTCAAATCGTACCTAAAGGCGGTCAAGAACGGATGTGTATTTGGGATCAAGAAATTCAGGACGCTCAGAATTTCACTATCCTAGCTGCTCATGTTATTGGCCTGCATCTTGATTTTTTAAAACAAGGCGAAACCTCGAACTAAATTATTATTTTGATCCTTTATCCAATCAAGCCATAGCAGAAGATGCACTTGCAAAGCCTTTAAATGTATCAGAAACCGTTTACCGTGCTTTGCAAACTAAGCTATGCACTTATCATGAATTGAATACGTGCATAGGTCTTGAGGGGGCGATGAGGATCATAGAAATCGAGCAAGTAGCCACCTACAACGAACAAAAGATTAAATTTCTTGCCAAGCAAGATCAGAGGTAAAAATGGCTGAAAATATTGTTGAGTCGATCATAGTAAAGCTTGGGCTAGACGGCTCACAATATAACCGTGAAGCCGAAAAAGCCAAGAAAACTAATGATGGCTTAAATAAGTCTGTTAGTGAAACGGATAAGATTGTTGGCAACGTAACCAAGACACTAGCCAAGTGGTTTAGTGTAATGGCTGTTGCTACTGGCGTTGCTAAGATGATTGACGAGGTTCAACGCTTAAACGATGAGCTTTTTCATCTTGAACGCAATCTTGGCATGTCTGCTAGCACTATCAAAAATTGGCAAGGCGCTGCTGGGGCAATGGGTGGTTCTGCCGATGGTATGACACAAAGCATTAAATCCTTAAACATGGGAATTAATGATTTTATCGTCATGGGTGATACTACCCTTCTGCCATTTATGAATGCGCTTGGCGTTTCAATGGTAGATGCTCAAGGCAAAGCTAGAAAAACCGATGATGTAATGCTAGATCTTGCGGATTCATTCTCTAAAATGGATCGTGAGCAAGCTTTCTCTATCGCTTCTAAAATGGGAATTGATGAGGGTACATTTAACACTCTTGTTCAAGGCCGAAAAGAAATGGAGAAGATGCTTGAATATCAAAGCAAGATGTATCGCTCTTCTGAGGAAGAATTAAAAGCCAGCCGCGAACTAGCCAAAAATCGTGCTTTACTTGGTCAACACTGGGAATCACTCAAAACAATGATGGCTAATGCTATCATTCCGTTATTTGTCGATTTAAGTAAGGTTGCTTTAGGTATTTTTGAATACTTGCAAAAACATGAAAAGCCTATTCAAGCAGTTTTTAAAACAATTTCTTTTGCAATCGGTGCGATATTAATTCCTATTTTGGTAAAAGCTACTATTGCGGCACTTGCATTTATGGCGCCATTTTCTCCATTTATTCTAGTTGTAGGCGCTTTAGGCGCGGCATTTGGCTTGCTCTATGACGACTATAAAACTTGGGCAGAAGGCGGCAAATCATTATTCGATTGGGGCGCATTCAAAAAGTATATTGATGATTCGACTTTATCTGTTGATAACTTGAAAAATGCTTTTGGTAATCTTAGAGAAGATATGCTGAATAACACAATACCAACACTGAAGGGTTATGCTGAAATCTTAAAAAACTTAAAAGAGGGTAATTTTAAGGAGGCAGCGAAGCTGGCGTGGGATATGACAAAAGAGGCAGTCAATAGGGCGGCTGAATTTGCTGATGATGCATTTGGTGTTGAAAGAGGTACTACAAAAGAAACAGCTAGACTAGGCACAAGCATAGCAGCAGACGCGCTAGGAATTGACACTGATAAGGTTGCTGGTTATGCAGATAGGGCTAAGAAGTTTGGCGGGTTAGCTCTGGATGTTTATGGGTATGAATTTAAGAAAGTCACTGGACAGTCCTACAAATCAAAAGCATTTACACCAGAAAAGGCTGCTGCAATTTCAAAAGTAGCTAAAAATATCGGTGTTAATCCTAATGATTTGGCGGCTGTTATTTCTTTCGAGACTGGCGGCACATTTGACCCGAACAAGCGAAACAAAAAATCTTCAGCAACTGGCCTTATTCAGTTTATGGCGGGTACTGGTGGAACTAAGGGCAAATATTACGGCATGACGCGCGACCAATTTGGAGCGCTTTCATTTGATCAGCAAATGCAATATGTAGAGCGTTATTTTAAAGAAAGAAGTTCTCGTTTCCGTGCTGGCAATGAAAGTAAAAATACAACTGGGGATGTTTACGGTGCTGTAACTGGTTATGGTTATAAGCGCGGCTCGAGAGAGTATGAGTTAAATAAAGTTTGGGATTCAAATAAAAATGGCATCATTGAAAAAGGTGAGATGGTTCAGAACCCTAGCTTTAGAGCGCACCAAAGAAATTACTTTGAAAGTGCTGTCGCTGCTCAGCAATCTATGCGCCAAAATGATTATATTGATTTAAGTCGAGCTAGACAGAATGCGCCTGTAGCTGCTGCTGCAAATAAGACAGATGTAACTATTGGCAATGTAACTATTCAAACATCTTCAAGCACAATGACTGGTACGGGTCAAGACTTAGCTAAAGGCGTACAAGATCAATTCTATCAATTCAGAAATGCGACAAATTAAGGGGTAAAACATGATTGGTATGCCAAATGTGCCGGGGTTCATAGCTCCAGAAGTCTTAACTAATGTTGGATTATCTCTAGGTGGCGCCGCTTTAATTAATGGTGTTTTTGGAAAAGTATGGGGTATATTTAACGATTTTGGATTACCTCTCCTTCAGGTGGATAGTGTCGCATCTCTAGAATATCAATCAAATTCAGATATCGCTAAATATCCAATTGAGCAAGGATCATTTTCTTCTTACAACAAAGTAAGCTTGCCTTCAAACTGTAGAGTCCAATTTTTAAAGGGTACCGGTGGGCCTCTTGAGCGCGGATCTGTTTTAACTCAAATTAAGCTTTATGAAAAATCAACACTTGGCTTTACAATTGTTAGTCCAGAAGTTGTATATTTGAATTATCAGATAGTTGGGTTCTCATATGCAAGGACGGCTCAAGATGGCGCAACAATGCTAACAATCAATGTTGATCTTGAGGAAGTGTTAGAGGCCAAAGTAGATTACTCTATCGAAGAGGTTAAAAATCCTAGTGATTCTAATACAGTGGATGGTGGCGCTAAAGAGTCTAAGCAGCGCACAAGTGTGCTAAGTGATATTTTTGGGTGATATATGCAATATGAACTACCAGTAGCAGCGCTGCCAAATCAATTTTTTACAACCGCTTTGGATGGCGAAACATGGGAAATCACTATCAATGATCGACTTGGTAAGCTTTATATCAGTTTATCTAATAGAACTGATGGTCTTGTATTGGCTAACCGTGTTTGCCTTGATCGTACTTATCTTGGTTACGGATTTGTGTTTGTAGACATTGAAGGCAATAGTGACCCAACTTATGATTTGCTAGGTACAAGATATTTATTAATCTGGACGGATGAAGTTTAAACCTATTGCATTTACTGTAGCGAATTGATATAGTGTTTATATCAATTCAAACAGGGTTTAAAAATGAAATATTTAAAAACTATCGAGATTCAATATAAGGATTTAAAAGCAGCCTCATTATGTAAGGCAAAAAATGATGTTAGGTTTTATTTAACTGGCGTTTATCTTGGCAATGGGTTTATTGCTTCCACAAATGGCCATATTGCTTTAATTATTGATGATGAAAACTTAGATGGAATGGATTTAATTATTCCTGCCGAAGCTATTGATTCATTAATAAAAAAAGTTGGGAATAATCCAATTTTTAAAACTGTAAATCTTCATGAGCTTGATGAGGGTTTTTGGTTATTAGATCACAATGGATCTTATGAATTATTTAAGCCTGTTGATGGGAAATTCCCAGACATAAAAAAAATTGATATAGAGAAGCCAAAAGAAATACAATTCAAAGAATACCCAAATTTTGACTTTAATTATTTAAATTTATTTTTAAAAGTTGGGAAGGTTCTTGGGCTAAATACATCACCTACTATATACCCAACAACTGAAACCGATAGGGCTTATATTGAGCTTATAGGAAATGCACATGGATTGTTAATGCCTAGACGTTTTTAGTGGTAAAATAGCCCTCAATATGAGGGCTTTTTCATGCGTAAAAAGATTATACGGGTTACATTAAACTTAGCGGATGGTACAAAAACATTTACCGCTCAAGGCGACAATCGCCTTCAATCTACTGGTCTAGCTATATCAACAAATATTACATACGGCAATGGCGCTATTTCACCTACTGCACAAATTACAATTTACGAATTGCCAATGTCGGCTATGGCTCCTTTATTCCGCGTTCAATGGAATACAATGAGCGCAATCCTGAATACCGTAAAAATTGAAGTGGGTGAGCAGGGCGGAGAGCTAACTAAGGCCTATGAGGGCAATATCACATTCGCCACTATCAATATGAATGCCGCGCCAAATGTTGCGCTTGTTATTACAAGCCAAATGGCAGTAGTTGAAAAAATGAAAGCAACACCTCCAATCACCATTCCCGAAGGTGAGGATGCCGCAAAGAGAATTGGTGAATTAGCGAAGGAAATGGGGTATCAATTCGAAAATTATGGCGCAAGCCACATTCTAGCGCACACATCACTAAACGGCTCTAATTTAGAAAAAATCGGAGAACTCGCAGCAATGTGTGATTTCGATTTATATATCGAGCAAGGATTAATTGTAATTTGTAAGAAAGGCACAGCTAGACCTGTTAAGATACCTATTATATCGCCTGCAACTGGTTTAATTGGTTATCCTGAGCCGGATCAACGCGGCATATCATTTACTTGCCTGTATGACCCAATGATTAAATTTGGTGGCATCATTACTATTAAAGACAGTTTGATTGAAATTGCTAATGCAGACTGGCGTATATACGGTCTTGTTTCAACATTAGAAGCCAATATTCCACAAGGTAAATGGCAATGTGCTGTAAACGCAACATGGAGAGACTCTAAAGATGCAGCAGTCCAACGCTAGTCTATACAATATCAACAAACTTGGCGGTGGCGCTGAGTTTGAACAAAACGTTATCTCTATTCTGTCACGCCTAAACTTTGGCGAGATTGTTGAGGTTGTTGAGGTCGAAAGTGGTGGCGTTGGTCCTGTAGGCTTTGTGTCTGTTAAACCTTTACTTATGCGTATCACGGCAGATAATGAAAACATTGAACAAGCTATTATTCACAATGTGCCATATTTTCGCCTACAAGGTGGCAAGAATGCAGTCATTACAGACCCACAGAAAGGCGATATAGGCTTTTGTTCTTTTGCTAGTAGAGATATATCACTTGTAAAAAGAAATCGTGCTAAAGCATCAATGAATGTGTTTAGGATAGCTCAAGAATCTGACGCCTTTTTCTTTGGTGGCTGGTCAAAAGAAACACCTGATCAATATATATGGTTTGATGGCGATAATGTTAAGATAAAGGCTAAGGCAAAAATTATCCTTGATGCTCCAGAAGTTGAAGCAACTGGTAACTTTACTGCTTCAGGAATTATCAAATCTTTAACCGATGTTATTGCGAAAACTATCAGCCTATTTACGCATAAACATGGTGGAGTTCAGCGTGGCTCTAGTGATACGGACGAACCAAAATGACTTTATATGAAGTTTTCTTAATATTCTGCGGTTTTGTTCTGGCTTTTGCTGTTCAGGCAATTGCTAGAAATATGGTTATTGCTACGGCTATATTCTTTACATTGATATTCTTTGGAAGGCTGCTAGGGGTTGTTCAATGAAAACACTTTTTTTACGACCCGACACATGGGATCTGACTTTAGATACGCAAGGTAATATTGCTATTGCTACAGACACGTACCAACAAGCGCAAGATATTGCCTCATCATGTCGTGTTTTTTATGGCGATGACTATTTCAATAAAACTGATGGCATCCCGTATTTAGAGTCTATATTAGGAAAATCTGGATATCCTATATCTCTATATCAGCGTCACTTATATGATCGTTCAATGTTGGTTGATGGTGTTGTATCTGTTGATGTTAAACTATACCCATTAGAGCGAGAAAGTCGTCTTTTACGTGGCGCTATTGAATTTACAAATGAACAAAACCTTAGTGGAACGGTGGGCTTATGATCCCAAAGATTGAGATAACAGATGTTGGATATGTAGCCCCGACTACACAAGAAATTAATGATGGCGTGTGGCAGATGATTGATGCTGCTTTTGGCGGTAATGTGTCGAGAGTGCAAGGCACAGTTCAATATCAGTTTGCAACGTCATGGACAGCCATGATTAAGGATTTTTATGACAATTTAATTGCATTGGGTAATCAGTTTGATCCTCGTTATACATATGGTATTTGGCAAGATGCAATTGCTGAATTGTATTTCTTAACCCGTAAACTTGCTACAAAATCAGTATGCCCTGTTGTTTTTGAGGGTTTATCTGGCGCAACAATTCCAGAAGGTTTTATTGTGCGTGATGTTGCTGGTCGAGATTGGGTAACGGTTGGATCTTACAATATCGGGGTTGATGGCAAGGTAACAATTGAATGTATCTGTCAAACTGCTGGAGCAATTGAAGCGTTACCAAATTCAATCACCATTATCCCGACTGCATTAAACGGCCTTGATCGTGTCTACAATGAAGATAGTGCCGTCATGGGATACGATGAAGAAAGTCGTGTCGATTTTAATATTCGCCGTAAAGAGTCTGTTGCTATCAATGCAAAAATGACGGATGAGGCAACAAAAGGCGCTGTATTAGCTGTACGTGATGTTGTTGACGCTTATGTCATTTCAAATCCTACAGATGCAACTGTAAATTTTGGCGTTACCAACTATCCAGCTATTCGTAATTCTATTGTTGTTTCAGTAGTTGGTGGCAATGATTATGATGTGGCAAAAGCGGCATTCATTAAAGCTGGAACTGGTTGTTCTTGGAATGGCAACACAGACGTAACTGTCATTGCGGATGGCTACGATCATACGCCACCGACCTATCCAATTAAAATCTTACGTCCTGAGTTTAAAGACATTTACATTAAAATTATCGTTCAGGATAAGTCGGCGATTTCTTTCGCTACAGAATTGGAAGCGAAAGATCATATCTTGCAAAGCTCTGCTTCAGGTGAAAATAGATTTAGGATTAATAAAAACGTTATTCCAGCGTCCTTTATTTGTGGTTTGCCATCAATGGGCTTAAAGGGAATCGTTGCTAGTTTTAATGGCACAACATGGCTTGATGAATTACCTATCGGATTGGATCAATTCCCATCTTTAAGTGCGTTTAGAATTTCTATTGAGGAAAACTAATGCAGAATATTAAAGACACTATTATGACTCAATATGCCAATAGTCCTACGATATTGGCATTAATTGAGGGTTTGAATGATGTAATAGATCCTCAATATTTTATTGAGGACTTCTACAAATATGTTTACAGCTTATCAACCGCAAAAGGCTTTGGCCTAGACATCTGGGCTGAGAAAATTGGTGTGTCTCGTAATGTTCCAATGGTTGATCCAAATGCTAAATACTTTGGATTTGATCCAGCATTTCAACCATTCAACACATTTCCTTTTTCTGACGGTGGGGCTTTTTCATCTTTTCAACTTCCAGATGAAGATTTTAGAAAGCTAATTATTATTAAGGCAGCTAAAAACATTCTTTATGCAACTGCCTTAAATATTAATAAGTTTTTGCTAATGGTCTTTGATGGGCGCAGGGCTTACTACAATATCATCGGGCACATGTCTGCTGAATATGTTTTCGAGTTTTCATTAACAGATTTTGATAAGCTAGTCGTATATGGTCTTGACATGTTGCCGCATCCTTGTGGGGTTGGTATCTCCTATCGAGAGGTTGATGTGGATAGAACATTTGGCTTTAACGGCTCGGAATTAAGCAACTTTAACAATGGAGTTTTCTATAGTGGCTAACCCTATTTTTATTCCCGCTCCATTTGCGGTAAATGGGATTAAAAACCCCATCCAAAAAACACGGCAATCTGGACAGGATCCACAAGATGCGACTTGGGATACTGGCTGGGAAGCTATCACATTTACGCCTATTGAAGCAGGAGGAAAGCCGCCAAAAGGTCAAGACTTCAATGGTATTTTTAACGCATTAAGTCAAAATGCTGTGCATGTTCAGAATGGCAATCGCTATAAGTTCTCAAAAGACGTAATTGGTAACTATGGCGGTTATGCTAAAGATGCTATTATCCAATCTGATGATGGATCGAGAGAGTTTATTAGTCTTGTTGATTCAAATACAGTAAATCCGAATAGCGGTTTAGCTGGTGTCTGGGATATTTATTCAGGCTCAGGTAGCGTTCCAACAGCAACAAGTACAACAGCAGGCGTAACCCGTGTTATTAATGCATTGAATAGCACAGAAATTGCAGCAGCATTAAGCGCGGCGCAAGGTAAGGCACTAAATGATATATTTAATAAGTTTTCAGCTAGTCTAGTAACTAATAACGGAACTTTAACAATACCACTTGGCAACACTGGTCAAAATATTATTGTCAAATGGGGTTCCACTGCTGTAAATGGTGATTCTAATGCATCTGTTGCTTTTGCCACTGAATTTCCTTCGGTGTGCTTAAATGCTCAGGCAACATTGAATAGTGTTACTTTTGATCCGCTTGCTGATGCTGGTTGCGGTGTAACATGGACAAGAACAGGGTTAACGTTGCGTAATGGCACAGCAACACAACTAAACATCTCATGGTTTGCAATAGGGTATTAATATGACCAATCCAACTTTAATTGCCACACCATTTGCTGAAAATGGCGACAAAAACATAATTCCTGAATCTGTTGGGGCTGAGCCACAAAATGCCACCATGCAAGCTGGATTCCCGCCAATCACCCAACAGAAAATTTCTGAAGGTGGTATCCCTCCGGAGCGAAATGATTTTAATGGAATCTTAAATTTATATGGTCAGCACATTGTTCACCTGAATAAAGGCTTGCCTTATGAGTTTGATCAGACTTTTGCTAATAAAATTGGTGGATATCCAATTGGCGCAGAACTAGTTTTATCTGATGGTTTAACAAAAGTTGTTAATACTTCTGCAAACAATATCAATAATCCAAATAGCAACATGACTGGCTGGATGTTAAGTAACAATATTAAGCCAATATCGTCAATTGCTGAGTTATTGTTAATAAATAATCCTAAAAATGGTGATATTAAGTTTGTTCAATCTTATCATTCTGGATTAAACAAAGGTGGTGGTTGGTTTATTTATGATGCGTCCAGGGCAGGTGATAATGACGAGGCCTTGTGTTTTGATGGCTGGATTAGAATTTTAAGTGAGAACCTATACACGCCGTACATGTCTGGCTGCTACTGTGACGGCTCCACCGATGATACTCTTAATTTTGACAAGTTAATGTATGCGCTAGAAAAAAATAAAATTAGAGGCAAGGTTGTCATTAATGACAATATGTATTTTAACAGCCAGTGCCCACGCATAGGAAAAATGATTGATCCAGTTCAGTTCAATGAGAAAAATGCTATTAGATTGGTATCTAATGTTTCTCTAGAAATTAATAGTACGCTTAAATTCGGCCCATTTTTTGCAGGAAGTTCCACACAACCAAAATGCAATATTTTAAGTGCAATGTATCGTGCTGATTCAGATGACTGGTATGGCAGAAACCGACATGAAAATATTGAAGTTTTTGGAACAGGTATTCTTGATTTCACAGATACAGAGTCCGAACTTGCTATTCAGGATGGTTATCGCTGGATTATTAAAGCCTCTGTCAACGGAATGAAAGTTCATGGTTTAACATTCAAAGGTGGTGATTTTGCTAATGCAATTCAGACATCTAAGACTTCTGAGAATGTAGAAATTTTTGAAAATAAATTTATAGATTTAATGTCAAATAAATCACAATTGCATGACCATTCTACAATTTATTGTATTGGCAAGAATATTCGTGTATATAAAAATCATTTTGAATTTACAAATGTGAAAGGAAAATTGAATTCTTGCGCTTGTGAATTACACGGTTCTTATCAAGAATTTTATGGAAATATTATTCTTGGTTATCCAAATTTAATATTTAGTGCGATTCTACGAACTGACCAATCATTAGATCCAAATGAAATTGTTTATGGTCAAAAAGCCTATAACAATACTGCTAGAATTTCAAGATCTGCACTGGGTTACTGGTCTATTCAAGGTGAAACAGCAAAATTAAATGATCTTGATTTTTATAGTAATGATGTGACGTTTATTGAAGCACCAACGTTGCAAGAATATAATGCTGCTGGAGTAAATGGCTTGACATATCCATCCGATTTAAGTGCATCAATATTTACAGTGTGGTATGAAGGAAATCCAAGCCCAAGTGTGACCTATTCGGCGGAAGTTCTTGATTACATAATGCTCAGAAACAATGTATTTTCGGCGGTCAATGGGATACTAAACAATCAAATTGTAAGCATGATTCGCTTTGTTGGTTGCTATATTCGAGAAAATTTGAAATTTGTAAATAATTCATTAATTCGTGTAAATACTTTGTTAAATAGAGATGTCTTAACAAGCACTGTAAATGATTATTTTAAGGGATGGAAAATTTCAGGAAACAATTATGATTTTTCAAAATTTAAAAACCAACGGCACGGCTTGTTAATGTATCTTGAATATATTCAAGATTGCTTATTTGATTTTAATATCAATTCAATTTTTCCAAATATTGATAAAACATATAATTTTTTAAATTTTGTTTTAAATGACAATAGCAAGGTTGTTAATAATACAATCAAAATTACGCCTAATGGATCTTATAAAACATTGGATTCATGGCTTGGTGGTAGTTTTAATAGTTACACTGACTCAAATATGTCGGATAAAAGAAATTATGTTGAATCAATTGCTTATGTATATATTCTAGAGAAAAGAGAAACTGGAAAGATTATTGGAAGCATGGGGGTTCAGAGTGGCTCAATACCGCCATCTGTTAAATTTGGAAGGATTTTGAATTATACAGAAGGCATGCTTTCATCTGTCATGTATCCATCATCTTACACAACTGATTATTCAGGAGTAAATAAGCTTATAGCGCCAACTAACTCAACGCAAGCGTTTGCTGCTACTGATACCTCTGATAGGTTTGCTTACATGGTATTTTCAACATAAATTATGATATGTGGTTTTGAGCCATTTTAAAAAGCCCTTCGGGGCTTTTTTTGCTATTATAAACAAAACTTATATAGAGGATCACTTGTGGATTTTATTAACTGGAAAGAAATTCCTTTACTAATCTACGTTATATTGCTTGCATTTCTAGGTGGTATAGTAGCTAGTATTGATGAACAACGTAAGGATGGTAAAACTATGCCTCTTTATAAAAGGTTTATTACAATGATGATCAACGGAGTGGTTAGTGGATTCGCTGGTCTTCTTATGTATTTTTTATATACATTTGTTGCACAAACAGATGAAGCTAGTCCATTTATGTTTTTTCTTGTGGGTGTTACTGGTTGGCTGGGCGGTGGTGCTATGGACTTCTTTATAGCAATATGGAGAGCATTTATTCAGGCGCAGAAAGGTGGTAAGAATGAAAATGACTAAAGGTGGTTTTGATACTCTTCGATCTGGTTTAGGTAGATTAACCCAAAGCCAAGTTGATGAAATTAATTTTATTGTGGGTGAAATTGATAAAGATAAATCTATTTCATATCCTCAAGCTGCATACATTCTTGCTACCGCTTGGTGGGAAACTGCTAGAACCATGCTTCCAATTGAAGAATACGGAAAAGGTAAAGGTAGAAAATACGGGCAACATTACGATATTGATGGTAGTGTCTATAAAGGGCTAGATCATCTTTATTATGGTCGCGGATATGTACAGCTCACGTGGCTATCAAATTACCTATTAGCCAAAAATAAACTTGGCATTGATTTTGTAAATCATCCCGAATATGCCTTACAAAAAGAATATGCAATTAAAATTCTTTTGACTGGTATGAAAGAAGGTTGGTTCACTGGTCGCAAACTTTCTGATTACATTTATCAATCTAAAAAAGATTATGTGGGTGCACGGAGAATTATTAATGGCACAGATAAAGCGCAAAAGATTGCTGAAATCGCTACTATTTTTGAGCGCGCTTTGCGTAGTTTGTAGCGGCTGCACTGCCCATTCAATCAAAAATAACATTCACGTTGTTGTTTGCGTTCAATGTGTGAATTAAGAAAGCCCCATTTCGGGGCTTGTCTTTATTTCTTAATCAACCTTACTGCTGTAGCACCAAATTCATCACAAGCCGCATTCCATCCGCGCTTATAACCTTCTTCAGATCCGCTTTTATAAAAAGCATAGAAACACCGCCATTGCTTATCTATGTTCTCATCCTCAAATTTAAACATGTTCTTTTCGTCTAATTGATGATTTACATTTGAAGCATCAATACCTAAAAAGCCTAGTGATTTTAGGAATTTTTCTAACATTGGAAATTTTCCTCAATTGATTTTGTGATTGGATCTGTTGAGCCAAAACCTCCAACGCCACGATCAGAACTAGATAATTCGTTAACTTCAATAAAATTAACTTGTGGAATTGGGATAATGATAATTTGCCCTATTCGGTCGCCTACACTATAAAAATCCATTCCAACAGAAAATCCTCGTTTCTCATCTGATGCTGTTTCAAAAACAGCATCTTCTTGCGAGTTGTCAAAATTCCAGAAATCACCAGAAACTTTAAATTTAAAAAACACCTCGCCACGATAACCAGAATCAAGAACGCCAACTGAATTACCTAAAATTAGATCTTTCTTTGTGTTGCTTGAGCGTGGAAATAATAGTCCGACATATCCATTTGGGATTTCGAACGCCAGTGATGTGCCGTAAACCACGTTTCCGTGATCATCATATTCTTTGCTAGTTGCTGTTAAGTCCATCCCAGCATCACCATGCTTGGCATAACTTGGGATAACGGCATCTTCCGATAATTTCTTAATTTTTACGTTTAACATGTTTACTTCCACCATTGCTTTTCACGAATAGGATTAAATTTACGTTGGTCATCTGATTTACGCTGTACGTACTTTTTACGCTTGATTGCTTCCGTAATATAAATAGAAACTATTAAAGCCAAAGCAAGCGCAAACACTAAAAGAATATGCATTATATTCATTTTGGTCGCTCCTCTAAAGAATCCATCCAATTTCCTTTGTATGGTGAAATCCAATTACTTTTAGGAAAATAAAGAAAGTCACTAACATGCATAAAATTTCCATATTCCATCATTTTTGGCTTAATATCATACCCAAAAACTTTTCCATTGGAATCAGTAGCAATCCAATTGACTTCCAATGGGATATTCGACCAATCATATTTAGTTTTCATTTCATTAACTCCCTATAAGAACTTTGTCTTAATTTCTTTATTTCCATTTCACCCTGCTTGGTTAAATCTTCAATAAAAGAAACGCCATTGTTAAACCATTGTTTTAAAAATAGTGCATAACGTTCACCGCAATAATCATTCATATCTAAATAATCGTTATTAGATAGCATGATCTTTGCAATTTTGCCATTACGCTTCATTACCACGCTTCGACCTTTGCCGCCTAACGAGTGATCCCCGTTAGTCATCCATACCACAAAAGGAAACATTAAGCTTTCTTTGATTTGCATGCTATCTGCTCCATAACATAATTTCCGCACAATGATAGTCGTGCAAGCATTTGTTGCTCTTTCTCATCATCACGCTCAATACGTAATGATGAAACTCTAAACTCTAACGGCACATCCTGCATAAAGTGCCAATGCTCAGGGTCCTTATTTGAGATTAGTTCATGTGGCGTATCAACCAGTACGTAAGCTAATTCAGCGTTATTTACATCATACAGATACATGTATGCTCTTAACTGCCATTCATACAGTTTTGAAATTTTCAGGTTAAATGGATATGTTTTTTTGCTATAGGCTGTCTTTATATCAATTACCAGACTATTAGCTTTATCTAAAATATCGCATTCACCAGTTAAAGTTTCTTTGGTAATACGCTCAACATTCTTTACATAAAATGAATCATTAACTTCATTGTAGATTTCAATGCTTTCATTTTCGCAAATCTTCCCTTTTTCAGTTGTAAAGAAGTCAAACTCTGCATCTTGCCATTTGATTAGCTTCTGGCTAACCATTTTGTCTAGTTCGGTTATTGCGCCATCTGGTAGCTTATCTCGATCAGGATAAGACATTAAGTTGCCAATTGATGAAGCACGAAATACTACACTCATGCTTTCACCTCGCGCCCAATTTTAATCAATTGCTCAGGTGTTAGATCATAAGCATCTGTAATGCTATCAACTGTAATCACGCCAGCATTAACCTGCTCAATGGCTTTTTCTAAACGGACATCTGAAAGTTTTTTCTTAGATGATTCAATCTTGGCATTTGTGGCAAATCCATCATTGTCATCATCCGCAGTAGTTGCAATATTAAGAATCCCACATAGCGTATATCGCTTGCCATAGCTTATTGCAGCGCCAATTGCCTGCATTGCGTTCATACCCTTTGTTACCGCTTCAGTAGGCAATATGAGCATATTTTCAATCATATGCCCTGCTTTATGGCGCAACTGGCAAGTAACCTTAACAAAGCCCTGTGTTTCTTGAGTATTGTTGAATGAAATACTAAACCCGTACTTTGATAAAATTGGTCTAACGATATTTACAATATCTTCGAGTGGCGTATATGTTGTGCTATATGATTTTTTAGTATGAGCAATTACAGGTATTTCTTTGCTCATTTCAGAAAAATCATTGTTAAAGTCAATAATAGCTTGTTGAGCCATTACTTCCTTTTGCATAGCAAGCATGTCTTTTAAAATCGACATATCCATATTTGGAGTGGTCAATGCTTGCTGCATCAAAGATAAAAAACCATTATCTTGCTGTGTTGTTAAATTACTCATATATTACCCTTCCAATAAATCTTTTTTAATCTTTGTTAAACGTTCGATTGTTTCTTGCATATGCATAGTTCTAAACTGCTCAGAATATTGATTTGGCAAATAAAGTTGCATCGACTCAGAACCACGACCAACATAATTAAACTTCAACCAACTAAAACTACGCTCAATAATGGTTTTTGAATTTGATAAACCAATTAATTCAGCAACCAATGTTTCAATATTTTGCTTTAATGCTTCAATGCTCATTCCATATTCTCCGCAACTTCTTTTTCGATTAAATCTACAATGTTTGAAACTTCTTCGCTAGGTAAAACGTAGTTCTCTGTTTCACCGTCTTTATTAAATACTTTTACTTCTTTAACTTGGTTAATTTCAAAATCATTCCAAGATTGAAAACCGTTACCATTTTTAAAATGACGAGCATCAAATTCAACTTCCAAAACTAAATCACCTGACTTAATAGCTGCCACATCATTTTGTAAGTCTACCGATTCAATTTCGTATGGCCCTTGAATAACTGGTGTGTGATTTGCACATGCTGTCATTGCCAAAGCTCCAATTAAAATCAATGTATTTTTCATATCTATTCCCCCTATCTATATTCGCTATAGTAAAAAACGTGTTAAGGATGAGCTTAAA